GTTCAGTAACCCCTGCATGTACTTCAGAATGGCAATTAGCACATAAAAGTACACACTTATCTACTTCACTTTGAAGAGTATCTAAAGACAGGGTTACATGCCCAAGTGTAAATTTTTTCATGCTAGGATTTATATGATGAAAGTGGAGAGATCCAGCATACTTTTTATAACCACAAATCTGACAAGCACCCCCCTTGTACTCTATAAGCAATAGCTTCCTTCTTATGCGGTGTTCTCCAACACGTTTAACCCAGGTTTCTTTTCTTCTTTTGATAGAAGCTTCTTTTCTTTTAGCTAGTATATCTGGGAGAACATCTTCTTTACATTTAGTACAGTAAGTATGAAGGCTATTTATTGGTGCTTTACATAATTTACATTCGTGTTCTGGTTTTCTTTTGGGAATTTCCCTATTGTGGAAACTATTAGCACAACTTCTAGAGCAAAAGCTAGGATTATTGGTTTCTTTATTACAATTTTTACATATCATATTCTCCTCTTTGGTGGGTAGTTTAATGGTAAAACATCAAACTGTTAATTTGAAAGACTGGAGGTTCAACTCCTCCCCCATCAGCTATTGAACATTATAACACATAGTTACTGTTTTATGCTAATTATAGTGATATATGTTCAACTCCCCTCTGAGGTTCCAGGTTCAAGCCCTGGTCGGGGAGCTATCCTCTTGTCATATAATCGGAATAGTATATGGGACTCTCAATCCCATCATGCCGGATCGTTCCCGACCGAGAGGACTCCACAGGATTTATGAGTGTGATGGAGAAATGGCTGTCTCCACCTGTCTGTAGAATAGGCACATAAGAAACATTGTAGGTTCGACCCCTACCACACTCACCTTGAAAACCAGTCACGAAAGACACGGACCTTAACAGGTCGTTGCACCGACTCCGTGTGCAAAAACGGGTAAAAGCGTGTCCTTAAACAAGTGGCGATTGGGATGCTGTAGTGTATGTGACAGGACTTACTAGCTAGAGGTCTGGCAGGCCCCCCTATAAAGGAAGCCACATCCCAATATATGTTCTCATAGCTCAATAGGACAGAGCACTGGTTTCCTAAACCTGTAATGTGGATTCAAGTTCCACTGAGAACTCTGACAGGTGATAGCCCAACTGGATAAGGCGACTGTCTGTGGAACAGTATAACCAGGTTCGATTCCTGGCCACCTGACCTGGATTGAGTCGTTGCAGATGATAAGAGACATTGGGATCCCTGTAATAATTTGCGAATATCTGCTAGAAGCGGTGTCCACTCTTAATCCAAAACTTTGGAGGTAACTTATGAGTAGAACATATAAGAAGCCATATACCAAAAGTAAAAGATTTGATAGTAGCTGTAGAAATCACGGAAGTTGTGGTTACTGCTACTGTACAAGAACATACTTTGATAAGAAGAAAAGATTGTATTGGAGATTAGATTTAGAAGATTATTTGGAAAATGGAAAGATGCCGGAGTCTGGTTGATCGGAACAGTCCTGAAAACTGCAACTCTGAAAGGAGTCGTGAGTTCAAATCTCACTCTTTCCTCTATCGGATGAATCTAGAGCTAGGCTAATAATCTTAGTGAAATCCTCGTGTGTATTCGAGCGAGGTAAATATCCTCCAGTGGACCAATTGGCAGAATCGTCCGCCTCAAGAGCGGAAACGTGAGAGTTCGAATCTCTCTTGGAGGACAGACTACCAACATCGAGGGCATCCCGCCACTAAGGCGTATAGGTAAGGTGTGCCAAGACAAAGCACTATACTCACCGAATTGGTATAAATCGTCAGTGAGGACAAGCATTACCCAAGATGAGCGACCTGGATTGGTAGTCCATATGGCTTGTTAGTTCAACGGTAGAACATCTGCCTGTCACGCAGAAGGTCACGGGATCAGCACCCGTACAGGTCGCCTTATAAGCAAGTAGTTCTCTAGGTAGTGTGCGGCGACACCGATACAGAGTCGGGTATCCCTGAGGGCATAAGAGATAGGCACTGAAAACCAGCAACTCTCTTGCTTATATATGCCGAAGAAGTTCATGTGGCAGAACGCTTTCTTGGTAAGAAAGATGCTGTGAGTCCGACTCTCACCTTTGGCTCTAACCTAGCATGGCACGACAGGTCAAGGCAACATTCTTATAAAGTGTGATATGTAGGTCCGAATCCTACTGCTAGGACTTGACTTTATTTACAATTAGTGCTATTATGATGTAGATAAGAATGATTATATATACCATATCCACCTCCTATATTAAGTATAACATAGAGACTCATGGGTATGGTATAGGGAAAGTATAGTATCTTTGAGACCGTAGCTCAACAGACGGAGCAGTAGCCTTCTAAGCTAATGGTTGAGGGTGCAAATCCCTCCGGTCCCACTAAGCATCGGCTGTGAAACTGGAGCAATGGGAACGACTGAGAATACTTGGAACTTTGAGTTCCATCATCGAAAGATGCTGTGGCAAAGTCTCTCCGAAAGGGTTGCCATCCAGTCAACAAGCATTGGTTCGTGTGATTAGAAGCGCACACTCATTTGCAGGAAAAGGTAAGCCGAGACGGAAGGTGTAACCGTATATAGGGGATTGGTGAAGTGGTATTCACGACTGCCTCTGGAGCAGTAGACAGGAGTCCGATTCTCTTATCCCCCGCCTATGGAGTAGTGGCATAACGGTAGTGCAGAGGTTTGCTAAACCTTCCATCCCTAAAAAGGTGTCCGAGTTCGAGTCTCGGCTTCTCCGCTCTTGACAAATAAATAGTAAGGTTGTATAATGATGTCGCTGTCTCGAAAACAGCAAGACCCGCCTTAAATGACTCCTTACCCGTCCGGCTGATGGGGTTCCTCTGCAAAAGGAAATAGGAGGGATCAGCACCCTCAGGAGTCTCATGCCCGACTCGTATAACGGTCAGTACACTTCTCCTACACAGAAGGAATCAGCGTTCGAGCCGCTGGTGGGGCACTTATGGGCTTATAACACAAAGGACAAGTGTAGCAGACTCTTAATCTGCTAATCTGGGTTCGAGTCCCAGTAGGCTCACTAAATGTGTCTGTAGCTGAGACGGATTAGCGTCTGCCCGAAGAGCAGAAAAGACTGGCTCGATACCAGTCGGACACACTCGGTTCAAACATTAGTGAAAGGAATAAACTATGTGGATGTTAATTAGATTTTTAGGTATAACGGTATTAACACTTGTATTTTTTCCAACCCATGAGGTATTTACCTGGAAGGTACTTGTCTGGGTATTAGGTCTTGCGCTTATAGCCGTGTCTGGTGCGATGGAAGAGAGAAATAGATAATGCACATGTCCCGTGTTTGGGCTATGCCAAACCATAATACCTTTGAGATAAAGCCAATTATGGCGTTTGTATTAAAATATCTAAAAAATTCTAAGCTAAGTATAGATCCATTTGCTAGAAATTGTAACCTAGCCACAGTAAACAACGACTTAAATCCTGATACTTTGGCTAGGTATCATCTTACAGCAGTGGATTTTCTTTCTCTTATGAAAGAAAAAGAATACAGACCAGACCTGGTTCTCTTTGACCCTCCCTATAGCATAGGTCAGATAAAGCAGTGCTATGAAGATTTTGGTTTACCGTTCGGACAGCATGAGGCACAGTATATGCCCTCTTGGAAAGAAGAACGTGATATAATAAAGGAGATTATACATGATAATGGTGTGGTTTTGTCTTTTGGTTGGAATAGCAATTGTATGGGCAAGACGAGAGGGTTTGATATAGTGGAAATATTGTTAGTCAGTCATGGCGGCCCACACTTCGACACCATCTGCGTTGCTGAGAAGAAAATATGAATACAAAAATCTGTCCTAGATGTAATACAGAACAGAGTATATCCTCTTTCCAGAAATCTTCTGATAGAAAGGATGGTTTACAAGTTTATTGTAAAAATTGTAGGAAGAAGATTTATCCCATAGATAAAGTCAAATCAAGGGAAGATACTGAGAGGATACGAAATGAAATTAAAATGTCCTGTATGTAATGGTTGCTTTGATTATGTTTGGATAGGATTTCAAAGATTCTTTAATTGTGATTTCTGTAAGGCTACTTATAATGTAGCGGGAGAATCCATGAAAAGAGTAAAGGATATTACGCTAAAGATAAATGTAAATGGAAATGAGGTTGTAGACAAGGTGACATATTATGGAGAAGCTGATTAAAAGAGGATTTTTTAGATTAGCTAGAAACACCCTGCCCTATTCTGATTGTAAGATTAGGGTTGGTGCTGTGATCTCTAGGAAGTCTCCTATTTCCGTTGGATTCAACGTAACTAAGACACACCCTAGTTTTTGTAACCCAGATGTAAGTTGTACAATGAGTATTCATGCAGAGATGAACGCTCTTATGAGAGCTCACCTCTCTGTTAATGGTTGTGATATTTATATCTATAGGGAACTAGCAGATGGTACTCCAGGTATTGCCAAGCCATGCAAAGTGTGTTATGATACCCTTAAGTTAAAGGGTATAAAGAAAATATACTACACTATAGGAGAATACCCATACTGGAAGTGTGAGAGACTATGAGAATCGAGAAGGCGAGCAGTAGAGATAACAAACTAAAGAAAAGAAAAAATGGTATGCGTGAAGATGGCAGAAGCGTATTTACTATCAAGAGACTCCAGAAAGAAAGAGCCCTGCAGATTGAGCAGGAACGCAAGAGAAAAGAAGCCATTCTTGTAGGAGATGAATAATAATGACAGTAAGAAAAGTTGGAAGTAAGTATGTTGTATATTCTAAGAAAGGTAAAAGACTTTCTAAACCAACTACTAAAGCAAAAGCAGAAAAAAGGCTTAGAGAGATAGAATACTTTAAGCACAAAGGAAAATAAAGAAAGGATATGAATGGAGACCCTTCTTGAAAAGATTATCGGATTAGACTACAGAGTAGTAGGAAACGGAGATAGATGGAAGTTCACTGAGGAACATTCATCTCTAGTTCTTGACCTGGAGAGGCAGCACTGGTTCTGGAATAGCAGAGACCTGCATGGAAGTCCCCTAGAATACCTTACGATAGTAAGAGGTATGCAGGAACAACAGGCCAAAGATCTGGTAAAGGACCTTAAGTACGTACAGGGAAAAGAACTAGCCCCTCCTGGTAAGAAAGAAGTAGTAGTACAAAACGATAAGTTAGTGGAAGTATTTTGGAAGAACGGAGAAACCGACAGAGGTTATTGGTATAGAAGAGGTCTTACAGACAAGACAATAAATACATATAAGTTAGGTAAGTATGACGGCTTTTGGACTCTGCCTATATTTATGGAAGGAAAGTTCATGAACTTTCAGTGTAGGACAGATACGCCAGAAAAGAAAATTAGACCCTGGTACAGGGGCGTAGGACCTCTTCTGTTTAATTCATCCATACTTCCCTTTGTATCCACAGTGTATATTACAGAAGGGCCTGTGGATGCTATGATACTAAATCAGAATGGATTTCCCGCAGTTAGCCATACCGGAGGTTCTTCCGGTTGGAATAATAACTGGTTCCCTTATTTTAGGGGACAACGGGAAATTTTCTATGTTGCTGATAATGACTTAGCGGGGTATAATGCGGTAAGGAAAATAGCAAGAAGTCTGGGGGAATACAGGGTAAAGGTAGTTTCTTTCTTGGGCTACCCACTGAAATACGATTCAGTAGATTTCTTCCGTGATGGAGGGACTATTGAAAAATTCAAAGCACTGGTGTCAAATGCCAGCCAGAGTTTTATGGTAAAGGAGTTGTGTGAATACATTAAAAGAGAATATCCAGAAGAAGCCACTCAAGGCTAAATTTTGTCCTTATTGTGGAGGTACAAATATATCCCCAACTGGTCTTACGTCATATGTATTTAGAGAGCATATAAAATGTAAAACTTGTAGGGTATATATTGAGATTCAACGAGATCAGTATAATGACTTACCATTTAATAATGAAAAGGAGTAACATATGAATATAATCTTTGATCTTGATGGTGTACTTTATCCCTGGCATGATGCGGTGTATACATATCTACGAGTAGAAGGAGGGGACTCTTTGCCCTCATTCAACGTACTTTGGAAAGACCCATACAAATATATTAAAAAAGAAAAGTGGGACTTTATAGCCACAATTCCACTTCTTTATTCCACTATATTACCTAAGAAAGAAATTGTTGCCATGCTCAAGGAACTGGACGCAATGGGTCATACTTTATATTATGTTACCAACAGAGAACAAGACCTAGAAAGAGTTACTAGGAAATATCTTAATGACTATAATTTTCCTCAGGAGTTCAATCTCATACATACCAAAGACAAGGACAAAATAATCAGAACGCTGGAGATAGATGTGATTGTGGAGGATAAGGTAGAAAATCTTGAAAAGTTTTCTGCCCTTTGTAAGACCATAGGAATAGAGCACCCCTGGAATGAGGAAAAGAGAGGTTACTTAGAATCTCTAGGAATAATATTTATTCCCTCAGCAGAGTATGTACAGGAGATTTTGTGCTGATTTGTTTCTATTGTGGTAAAGAAATATCCATGAAAAATAATGAGCATCATATGGTAGCTATAGATAATCCATATATAAACTTATTCTTCTGTAGTCCTGAATGTTGGCTAACAGTTAATCCAGACCTAGAACAATATCTTGTAGAAAATACAGAAAAGGTGTATACTTATATGAGAAAATCAAAAGAAAAAGGAAAATAATGGCAGATAATGACGAAAAACCGAATGTATGGTATGAGCATGGCATCAAGCATGTAGTACCTAATAAGAAGAAGCTGAAAAATCTTAAGCAGAATAGGGACCTGACCGATGAGGAGTTTGAATTAGCCTACGAAGAGAAGTACCTGAGCATAGAGCAATCAGCCAACTTTGAAAAAAGAATTATCGAGAAACTTCAGGAGTTTGAAACAGAGTATGACCTATCGGATATGAAAGTAAACGATAGGGCATCTTTAAGAGCCCTGGTTCAGGCGGTAATAGCACTAGAGGACTATGAGCAAGTTTTATTCCAACTGAGGTCAGGCAAAGAAGGTATAAATGCGGATAACGTCTATATCTTTGAGAAGGTAAATAAGGTTCTATCCGACCTGCGTGAGGATATAAATAAGTTACAGGCCGAATTAAAGATTTCCAGGAAAAGTAGGAAGTCAGATTCAGATGCATCTTTTATAGACTATCTGGAGAGCATGAAGGTAAAAGCAAAAAAGTTCTATGAGTCAAAGATGTCATATCTTTATTGCCCTAAGTGTAAAACCCTTTTGGGAACTCTCTGGTCTCTTTATCCAGAGGATAAAAGAAATAAGATAAGACTGGTCTGTTGTCGTGAGTTAGATGATGGTATAGTTTGTGATGGAGAGGTAGTTATAGGAACAAAAGAACTACTGGCTAATAGAGGTCACAGCGAAGAAAACCTAGTGCCTATAAGGATGGAATAATGCCAGATACTTTAGCAGTTTTATTCACATATGATAGATATGAGCTACTTAAGGATTCTCTTAAGACCATGTTTAGTTCTCCCGGCCTTCCCCTTAGACTATGGGTAGTGGATAACGGCTCTATTTTTGAGAATAAGAGCACCAACGGGATAAAACAATTAGACCTTATTATAGATTATTATAAACAAGGGAAGATAGAAAGCGTGATACTTAATCATAAAAATTTTGGGTGCAACCACGCCGTAAATCAGTTGATGGCACAGGCTAAACTAACCTCTATAAACCCACCAATATCCACACCAGACTTTATATTCCAAACCAACGATGATATGATATATGAGGATAACTGGTTACTGGAAACCTACAATACCTATATGGCATTGGAAGCCCCAGAGAAAGTTACCATAGTCTCACCCTTTCACTGTAAGCATTTAAATGGTCATATATCTCATGGCATGGATACCATAAAGACTACAGAAATAAACGGCACTAAATATGAGATAAAAAAGAATGTATCTGGTAACACATGGTTTATGCGTGGTTCTACCTGGATACATTTTTTTGATTGGTGGCCTGTGAATGACCCTACCGAAGGTGGAGATTGGGAGAAACTATACAAGAATTCTAACATGAATTTCTTTTGTGCTGTAACTCCAAAGGAAATGGTACACCATGCACCAGAGTCACAGGGCACTGGAAAGTTCAATAGGTTAGGACACTGGTAATATGAATATAGAAAAAGCTAGGTTAATTGGTGGCTGGCTTCCAGACATTGAATTGGAATGGTTAGCCAGTACAGCAGAAAAAAGCCATGCTATCCTTGAACTAGGCTCTTTCTTGGGAAGATCTACGAGAGCCCTGTGTGATAATACTAGGGGAGCTGTTGTAACAGTGGATTTATGGGAACAAACAGATGGAGGTCTTATAGCTGATTTTCCAACAGTAGAAAATCAATTCATAGAAAATCTAAAAGACCACTTTATGACCCATAAGTTATTTTATTATAAATGTACCACCGATATAGCAATAGATATACTGAGAAAAGATTGCAGGAAGTTTGATTTTATCTTTATAGATGCTGACCACAGATATGAACAGGTAAAGAAGGATATTCTTGGTTGTCGAGAGCTACTAACGGATGGTGGAATAATCAGCGGTCATGATTATAATTGGGAAGGAGTTAAGAAAGCAGTGGATGAAATTTTTCCTACGTTTAATTTACATAATTATATATGGTGGGCACAATGAGTAATATACTTCTAACAGGAGCAGGTGGTTACTTGGGAGCAGTACTTCAGCAAGTAAATTTTCCACTGAGGCACACAATCTACCCTCTTGATCTAGGGATATTTACCAGTCCTTTTCCATATCCATATAACAAGATAGATTTAAAGACAGGAACATTTAAGCGAATTATGTTCCCAGAAGATGCCAGTATAGATACCGTAGTTCATCTAGCTGGTATTTCCAACGACCCCTCTGGAGAGATAGACCCGGCCTTTACCCGTAGAAATAACATAGATGCCTCTAAGAGGCTCATAGACTTTGCACTAGCCGCAGGAGTAAAAAAGTTTATTTTTGCCAGTTCTGCCAGTGTATACGGGGAGAATGATGCCCTAGTTACTGAAGAGAGCCCACTAAATCCTAAGACACATTATGCAGAATCTAAAGCAGTGGTTGAAGAATATTTACTTGGGGTAAAAGAACTTAATCCAACCATATTTAGATTTGGTACATTGTTTGGTGTCTCACCTAAGATGAGGTTTGATATAGCAATTAATCTTATGGTAAAGGATGGACTAACCACTAAAAAAATAAATGTATATGGTGGCGGGGAACAGTATAGGCCTTTTCTTCACGTTGAGGATGCTGCCGCAGCCCTATTGTTAATTGCAGGACAAATGCCAACCTCAGTATATTTCTCAGGACAAATATATAATCTATGCTCTTCTAACATAAGGATAGGTTCTTTGGCAGAAGTAGTAGCAAACCTAACAGAGTCAGAAGTTATTTTCAATCCATATGATCATCCAGATATTAGGAACTATAGGATGGATTGCAGTAAGTTTCTAAACCGTTTTGGGATGGAGTTTACTAGCATAGTTAGTGGTGTACTATCCCTGAAAAAATGGGTAGAATATAACACGCTTGTATTAGATAATAGAGACTATTATACTATTGAGGCGTGGAAGAAGTATATGAAACATGAAAGTACCATTCTCTAAACCAAAAATAACAGATGAGGAAATATCGTCCGTAGTAGAAACCCTCTTAAGTGGGTGGCTTACCATAGGTCCAAAGGTCAAGGAATTTGAGACAGCACTATCAAAATACACTGGTTCTAAGAATACAGTTGCCTTAGATTCTTGTACATCAGCTCTTACCTTATCTGCTGTCGGGATTAAGGTAAAAAAGAAAAAGGCAGTTATACCTGCCCTAACTTTTATAGCCACAGCTAACTCTTTCTATCATGCTGGCTATGATATAGAATTTTGTGATGTAGGTATGGATGGAAACATAGACCCAAATTGTTTGCATGATGGTAATGATGTGGTGGTTCCAGTGCATTTTGCAGGACAGGTTTGTGATATAAAAAGAATAGCAATAAAAACAATCTCACTTATAGAGGATGCTGCCCACGCCATAGGTGCTACTTATGATGATGTTCATGTAGGTCTGTCATTATATTCAGATGGGGCTTGCTTTAGTTTCTATCCTACAAAGAACATGACCACCATAGAGGGTGGTGCATTTATTTCCAGACATGCACAGCTCACTGAGTTTGTTAGGAAACTATCTTTGCATGGTTTAGATTCATCCCATATAAATAGGTATGAAAGGTCAAGTATTGCAAAACCTACAATAGCATTTCCAGGATTTAAAGCCAATATGACTGATGTAGAGGCGTCTATTGGTATAGTCCAACTCAGTAAACTGAACTCTTTTATTACTAGGAGGAAAGAATTAGTTAGAAATTATTTTAGTGAGTTGGGTAACGAGATACATCCCCTGGCCCTAAATGGAAGAGATCATGTATGGCATATGTTTATTATTTTGGTAGATAACAGAGATGAATTTGTAACCAAACTGAGAGAAAAAGAGATATATGCGGGTATACACTATTCCCCTATTATACCTGCCCATCCATTCTACTCAGTTCTTACTGGCTATAGAAGGGGACAGTTTCCAATAGCAGAGTATATAGCAGACCATTGTGTTAGCCTACCACTATTCAATGGCATGACAGATGATGAACAGGATTATGTTATAAGGAATGTAAAGGAGTTACTATGAAAATTTATGCAGAGGTTTTACCAACCACGCTAGGTAGGGTTGTATATAGAATAAATAAAAATTTAAAGCAATTCGCACCCCCTTGGGCAGAGTTTACAAAAGACCCAACACAAGCGGATGTTCAGATACTAGATGTTATTGGTAAGGGGAGTCTGGAATTTATAAAGAATGATAATTTGATAATGTTCCAGCATTGTTACCTTACTACGGAAACATCAGACCCTGCCTTTTGGTATCCAATATTCAGTAGTGCTAAGTTGGTAGCTTCTTATATAGACATACCTAAACTACTTGGAAGAGACGATTTCAACTTCCTAAGAACTCCCTGGGGCGTAGACCCAAATTCATTCTTTTCTCTTGGACCAGTACATAAACACTTTGATGTACTTTCAACAGGCTATGTATCAAGTACCGAGAGCATACAAGAGGCGTATAATGCTGTGGTTAGACTTGGGGGACATATGGTAAATATAGGTCATAATTTTAAGTTCGGAAGAGGGTTTTCTCATGCAGAGAACATATCAGACGCAGAACTTAGGAAACTGTATGAAAGGTCTAGATATGTTATAGGTCTTAGAAAGATGGAGGGGTATGAACTCCCCATCCTAGAGGGTTTACTATGTGGAACAAGAGGAATTTGCTATAACTCTGACCACTATACACATTGGTTTGGTGACCTGGTAGAATACATTGAAGAAGATCCATTGTCTTTGTGTGGAGTAGAATATTCTAAGGTAGTGGAAGATCAGATATATAACATAATATCAGAACCATACAGAGAAGTAACCAAAGAAGAAAAGGAATTAGTAATTAATAAATTCTCTTGGGAAAATATTTACAAGAGAATTTGGAAGGAGCTGGAAAAAATCCTATGATAATCTATAAAGAATGGGACTCTAAAATACTTGGAAAAAGGGTGGGAGAGGTTGATATTGAGTCTGGAAATCTAATAGAAGGTTTACAAGAATATGATTATGTTACAGTTAAAATACCAACCTACTCAATAGATGTTATACGCATGTTAGAGGATGATGGTTTTAGAGTATGTAATACCCTCTTGACGTTTAGGAGAAAGCCGGCCCATCAGATTGTATCTCCAGAAATAGTAATAAGACTTGCCACTAAGAACGATACCAAAGAATTACAGGAGATAGGAAGAAATGCTTTTTATCTGGATAGATACCATACCGACCCATATCTAACAAGAAAAGAAGCAGATAGCATATATGATTCTTGGATAGAAAATGAGATTAATGGTGAGCATGGGGATGCTGTCTTTGTAGCCACAGTAAATAATGACATACTTGGTTTTATATGCTGTAGAATATCAGGGGGTAACGGCTACATAGATTTAACGGCTACTACAATGAAAGCTTTTTTACAGTATAAAATAAAACACTTCGCAGGTTTTTTACTGAGGGTTGCTACTAACTTCTTTTATTCTAGGAGCATATACAGCATCTCAACTGCAACTCAGTCTACAAATATTCCATCAATAAATTCTTTGCTGGAAAATTACTTTGAAATAACAGAATCATATCTTATTTTATCGTGGAGAAACAAAAAATAAATGAATGTAAGAACAGCAGTACTAGAGTATATAAAAGATAACCCAATCTGGTCTGGGATTGATATAGATAAGGTATGCTTTTATGGACAGGGTGGTATCTTTGATTCTATTGACCTAGTATCTTTTATAATAGAACTGGAACAAAGACTATCCATTTCGTTGAGCACAGATAAAGCGTTCTCCCATAGAAACAGCCCCTTTCTATCATTAGAGAGACTAGAACAATTTATAAAGGAGATACAAGATGAGAATAGTAATAACAGGAACTAGCCGAGGTATAGGCAAGTATTTAGCCAGCTACTATACCCAAAAGGGAGATACTGTTTACGGATGTAGTAGAGGAGAGCCAGATATAGTAGCCCCGTTTGTAGACCCCTTCTATTATCACCACTCTTGCTTTGATGCAACCAATGAAGAGGATGTAAAGTGCTTTGCTAGTATGCTAAAGAGCATTGATGTTCTTATAAATAATGCTGGCATATCCTCTATGAACCATTCCCTCCTTACACCAATAAGTACGGTTAGAAAAATAATAGATACAAACTTTATAGCTACTTTTACATTCTCACAATATGTATCTAAGCTAATGAACGATGGTGGTAGAATAGTAAACCTTTCGTCTGCAGCCTACCCAATGCTACTGGAGGGAGAGGCGGTATATGCTGCCTCAAAAGCTGCGGTAGTTACCTTGACCCAGATAATGGCAAAGGAACTTGCTCATAGGAATATAACTGTAAATGCTCTTGGTCCTAATCCAATAAAGACTGACCTTATAAAAGGAGTTCCGGAAAAAAAGATGAAGGAGTTAATACAAAGGCAGGCCATAAAGAGATATGGTACATTTGAAGATATAACTAATGTTATAGACTTCTTTATTAAACCTGAAAGTAACTTTATAACAGGGCAGGTTATTTATCTTGGAGGGGTTTCGTGACCGAGTTATTTAAAGACTTTGATGATAGAAAGGATTTCATTTGTGCCATAGTGGGTAAGCACTCTATGACATATGAACAGGTGTGTGAAGAAATTCTTATCCCCATGATTTCTTTAGATGGAGATAGGGAAGTATTTACATTCTCTACCTCAGGTTCCTCAGGCACTCCAAAAATAGTTTACCACGATGCTAAGAAATTCTTAGAAAAATATAGGGTAGACAGGCCTGCTTATACCACCTTAGTTACTATGAAGCCCAAACATATGGGGGGGATTGATGCAATTCTAAAGACCATGTATAGTGGTGGAAAAATTATCTTCCCAGAAAATCTACAACCAGATACTATCTTTACTGCCATAGATTTACGTAATGTTCAGGTAGTGGTGGCATCACCGTCTCTTCTAAAGCTATTAGCCATAAGTGGACTTTCAACCAAGTTTGATTTAAGTTCTGTAGAAGTAGTTGCATATGGCTCGGAAAAGATGCCCGAAACCTTTCTTATAAAAGTTCAGGAGATGTTCAAGAACGCTAAACTAAAGCAGACCTATGGCATAACCGAAATAGGCACACTTAGAACACACTCTAAAGGTTCTGACTCTACTTGGATGAAGCTGGTTGGAAATGAACAGACAAGGGTTGTGGATGGGGTTCTCCAGATAAGAACAGATAGTTCTTTTATTAGATATGGAGAAGGTCCTGGTCCTTTTATAGAAGATGGTTGGTATGTTACCGGAGATCTTGTAGAGCAGGACGGAGAGTATATCAGGATACTAGGCAGAGAATCTGACATAATTAATGTTGGTGGAGAGAAGGTATACCCACCTGAAATAGAAGATGTAATATCAGAAGTTCCCGAAGTAGTGGATGTTTTAGTTACTGGGGAGAAGAATGAGCTTTTAGGACAGGTAGTTGTTGCTACTGTTTACACAACCTCAAAAGATACTGCCGATCTAAAATACTCCATTAAAGACCACTGCAAAGAAAGACTAGAGAAATATAAAATCCCAATAAAAATTTATTTTTCGGATGAACCACTAATAACGGATAGAGCGAAGAAGAGGAGAAAAAGATGAAATTAGAACTAGGATCTGGGTATCACCCAATAGACGGATTTACTCATGTAGACATAAATCCTAACTGCCCACACTTAGAGTATGTATCAAGCGTAGATAATTTACCCATGTTTGAAACAAACTCTGCAGAGGTGATGAGAGCATGTGATGTATTAGAGCACTTTTCATACCGAGATACTTTGCGTGTGCTATCAGAGTGGTATAGAATTCTAGCTCCAGGAGGTAGCATATACATACAATGTCCAAACGCTAAACTACTTGCCGAAAGATGGCTAAAGGGGGACCTACCAAAAGTGGATGGTATGCCCATAGATTTCTCCGCTTCTTATTGGATTATGGGAGGACAGGAAGATAATACCTTTGCAAAGAGGGGGGATGATTGGAGGTGGAACGCACACTATACCTTATTCTCTCCAGAATCATTATTGTTCTATTTAGAGAAGGTAGGGTTTGTGGACATAATTATAGAATCTGACGGAGGCTCCAACTTAGTTTGTTGGGCACATAAAAAATAAATGCCTATAGTAGAAAAAGCAACCCCAGAAGATTTAATACTATATGAGATATTCAAAAACCCCGTGTTATTTGGGGAATTTGTAATGAACATAGATAGCATACCTGGAGATCCTGAGTTTGAACTAACACCTTATCAGAGAGAATTCATGCTGGACTTCAGTAACTACGTGTCTCTGTGCTGTGCCCGTGCAGTAGGAAAGACGGTAGCTATCTCCATACTTTTATTATGGGCCTTGATATTTAATATCTTTCCAAATGATTACATAGTTTACTCAGTACCTAATAAGGTTCACCTAGAGCCAGTATTCACCACATTATCCAGATTACTACGCTCTAATTCAATTCTAAAACAATTCATAGAGCCAAAGGGAGGTATAAACAACTCAGAGTTTTCTTTGAAGCTACTAAACAATACCAAACTTATGTGTCGTATCGCAGGTCAGTCTGGTACAGGTGCAAATGTTATTGGTCTACACAGTCCATATGTTTTACTGGATGAGGCAGGTTACTACCCAGTAGCCACATTCAACGAACTACAGCCTGTTATAAACACATGGGAACAGGGTTTTAAGTTACTTGTATCTGGAGTACCTACTGGGGTAAGAGAGAATAACGTACTCTATCACTGTGACAGGGAAAATACTAACTATACCAAGCATAGGGTTTCAGCTTTTCAAAACCCTAGATTCTTTGAGAAGGATAAGGAAAGAGCTATAGAGCAGTATGGTGGTGAAGAATCTGACGAGTATATTCACTCAGTACTGGGTCAGCATGGGAAACCAATCTTCTCATTGTTCGACAGAAGTACCTTCCAAATCCAGCCTTATCCCATCTATAAACTTACTATAGATGGGATAACGGAGTCCGAAAATCTAGCTGGCATACTGGCAAAAGTAGCTATGATACCACCCCTGAAGGATGATAGAGTGGACAGAATATTTGGTATAGATTTGGGCTACTGCTATTCAGACGATACTGAGGTACTAACTAAGAGAGGGTGGTTGAAACATCAAGACATGACTACGGAGGATATAGTTGCCTGTTTTGATACAGAAACATCCAAAATAAAGTGGGATCATCCTATATATATATGGGAACAGGAGTATAAAGGAGAAATGTTAGAGATCTCAGGAAAGAGTACAAATTTTATGGTGTCTCCAAAACACTCTGTATGGGTAAATAAATATAGAGAATATAAACCAACAAAGTATGAAAAACTGATGGCTAAGGATTTACTGCACCTAAAAAATAATAGATTTAGTGTAAAAATTTCAGCCCCCTCCGAAAACCAAATCGGTCCTATAACCTTTGATGTACCCAGTTATATTATAAATAAAAAAGAAAAAAAACCCACAAATATAAGTATGTCTATTTGGCTACAGTTTTTAGCTTGGTTTATTTCCGAAGGGTCTGCAACAGCAAATGCAAGTTGGGAAGTAAACATTAGTCAGAGCTTGGGAAAATATTCCAAGTTAATTGATGAAATGTTTAAACACCTTCCCTATACAGTAACAAGAAAAGAGTTTACTACCCAACGGGGTAAACAACAAATTAATTGGAGAATAACTTGTAAAGAGTTGTGTTTGTGGCTTAGAGAAAATTGTGGGATTCATTCTGAAAATAAAAGAATCCCCAACTTTGTGTTTGATTGTTCTACTGAGGATCAGGAGTTATTTTTAAGAACATTGCTTATGGGAGATGGTTCAAGAGTAAATTCTAGCAGATCACCCCAATATAATAGTCAATCAGAAGAATTAGTAGATCAATTTCAACAAATGGCCATATCTTTAGGATATTCTTCCACTAAAGGTTACTATAAAAAGGGAAATATGTATAGGGCCACTCTTATGGATAAACAGGAAAATCAGTTGTACAGGGATAGTAGTATTAGGAGTGTAGACTACAGTGGAAAAATATACTGCCTAAAAACAAGAACTGGTTTCTACGTTACTAGAAGAAAGGGTAAAACAGTAATTGCTGGAAACACAGAACCAACGGCGATATTTATTATGTATTTGGACGACATAGACAGACTGAAATTTCATGCAAAAATACAATTATCCAAAGTATCTTATCCGGTTCAAGAGAAGATAATAGATCTTTTGGACTCCAGATTCAACCCATCTATAATAGGAATAGATAAGGGAAGTTCAGGTATATCCGTTATACAGGATCTACTAGAACTTAAAGACTACCTACACAAAGATTTTAAAAAGAAAATAGTGCCGATTGATTTCTCATCTTCTATGATTCTAGGCCTTAGCACAGAGGGAGAGGAGATAAAATCAAAGACCAAACCATTTACCGTCTCTATTCTACAAGATTATACCAATAATGGAAGGATTGTATATACGACTACTGATATGGAAACTGTGGTAGAATTAGAAAGGATGACCTATACAAAGACGGTCAGTGGGGAGATAGCATACAGGACCCTTACAACTAAGGGAGGAAAGAGGGGAGAAGATCACTTTACTTCTGCTCTACTGTGTGCGGCTACCTCTTATTACTTAATGAACGAGTTCTCCTTTTCAAGAAGAACCAAGAAAAAATTGCTAAGGTCGGGATGGCTATAAATTATGACAACAGAAGTTAAACAAAAAAAGGTGGCATATACCAAGAAGGCAGAATTTATTTATGCAGAAAACCCTCTAAAGATTATAAACCCGTGGAGCGTAAAACCTACAGATAAGTCAGCTACAATAGACCAGAATGGTTTTAGTGCTATGGTGAATAAGTGTAGATTTTATTATAGGAAGGACGCACTTACCTCAACGACAATAAATAAACTTATAGAGATAGGAATTAATGACTTGGAATTTTCCAAGAACGGACTCAGTGACAACGAGTTAAGAGTATTCACGGGAATGGAACAGCAACTACTTGATTTTGCTGAGGACATGGCACTTGAGTTCTTAATTTCAGGTCTTGTGGTTCCTGAATTCAAATATATAGTGAAGGGTAAAGAAGAGGTGGCCAGACTGGGGGTAAAGAAGTATACACACCTGACACTTCCCGACAGTCTTTGGCTTAGAGACCCAACCACCATAGAAATAAAAAAGACTATAATCTCCAATAAACCATCCTATTATGTTATAATACCAGATGAGTTAAGATACTTTATTAATAAAAAGGGTAAGTATCCTGACGGAACGGAAGACCCAAAGCTATATGCATGGCTAGTGTCTTATTACCCTAAGTTCGTTCAGGATATAGAAAGCGGAAAGAGTAAGGTATTGTTAGACAATCCCTATATTCTTAGAAGAAGGGTCATACAGGATTCACCTTATCCAGTACCTTATCTTTCCGCAGCTCTGGATATATTAGAGCATAAGAGGAACTTGAGGAAAGCTGACTATTCCATTGTTACAAAGGTAATCAGTTCTATTCTTCATGTAAAGATAGGTAGTGATGAGTTCCCCATGACGGATTCCGAAGAAGACTCTGACATGCTGAACCAGATAAAGGATCAGTTATCCTGGAGAAACGCTTCTTATAATGTGGTAGAGAATATATTTCAATTCTATTCAAACCATACCGTAAACATGGAGTGGGTGTTTCCAAATGTAGAACTACTTCTTAGTGAAGCAAAGTATAAGGAAGTAAATCAAGAGCTAATCTTTGCTTTAGGCTTCCCTAGAACACTTATAGCAGGAGAATCAGAAAGAAGTAATGCATCTGATCCTGAATATTCAGCCATTGCCCCAGTCAGGACAATGGATAATTTTAGAAATAAAATCCGTAATATACTCCAACAGGTAGTATATGATATAGCAACAAAGAATAATTTTTCGTCAGTTCCTGATATAGAGTTCAAACCTATAAATTTGTATGATTTCAAAACCTATATAGACGCAATGAAGATGTTATTGGATACAGGCTCACTAAGTAGAACATCACTGGCTGACATCTTTGGCTACTCATTCAATGACGAACTTGAATTAAGAACAGAGGAACAGAAGAAATTAGAGAAATCTGGAGTACCAGAATTTCAACCTACTCCTAATAGTAGAGTACCAGAAATTTCACCGACTGGACCTAAGACAACTACCATTACAAAGAAACCAGCTAAAAAGCCAGTTTCGGGGCAATAAAACATGACAAAATCATTTATAATAAGTACAAATATAGAAGATATGTTAGAATCATCTGAAGATGATGAATTTTCTGAAATTAAAGAAGCAGTATCATCTACTGTATCTGACAATATGACCATATCTTGGGCTAAGTTTATTCTAACAGATGACCAACCCAATGAAAACAAAATGCGTATACCACAGTCAGAATTCAGTAACCTTATCCGTACAGGTACATATATGCCCTTTAAAATGGCATATGAAAAATTTAAAGACGGACATGAAGAATCTTATCCATTAGGCGTTATAGCACAACTGAAACAATCTGGGAATCAGATAGTTGCTCTAGCAGCCCTTTGGCGGAGAGAGCGAGAACAGGATATAGAATATCTAAAAACCTGTATCGCTGAAAAGACACCTGTAAATGTTTCTTGGGAAATATTACATGACGACTCAAAGTTTGATGAAGATGGTATAGAGGACTTAATCGGTACGTCTCTACGAGGAGTAACTATAGTTGGTAGACCTGCCTATGCAGGAAGAACCCCAGTACTTCAAGTGGCGTCAGCAGAAACACAGGATAATTCTAACTCGGAGGACAATACATTGGACGAACTAGAACAATTAAAGCAGGAGATGGTAGATCTTAAGGCATCTCTAGCAAGTAAAGACACAGAACTGGCGGAGAAAGTGACCAAGTTGACAGAGATGGAAACTGAATTAACTTCTTTACGTGAGTTTAAGGCTTCTATAGAAAGTAAGGAAGCAACACTTGCTAAGTTCCTTGAAGTAAAGGACATCTTCAGCAAAGCAGGTATTACTAAACCTGACACTTATTTTGAAGAGAATAAGGAAAAACTATTGAACATGAACAAGGGAGACCTTGAATTCATGGTACAAGAACTTGTGGCATTTTCTTCAACCCAACAGGCAGTGGCTTCAACACAGATACCAGACCTGACTGGGGATGCACTAAAAGAATATAATGTTAAAGAACTTGCCGAAGAACTACGCAAAGACAGTTCTAAATAACTTTGGAGGAATAACTAAATGGAAATTAATGATTTTGAAAAGGTAAAGGGTGTTGTGACTACAGAGGACATCGTTGAAGGACGCTTTGTAGTTCTAGGTGGAGCACACTCAGAGACCTATGGCTTCGGTAGTAGGGAAGATTTACAAGGAGCGAAAGTTCCTCATACTGCTGAAGAAGGTTTAAGAGCCAAATATATAATCACTTGGCCTGTAAGTAATGGTCAGACCCCTATATATGAGCCAACCCCATCTTATCCCTTCTCTTTGAGACAGGGTTTTGGTGGAGCTGCTAACGTACCTTTTGATGCAAAAGTGTACTTGACATACCCTGGATACACAGACGGAGAGACTATTCCATCCGGCAGCCTAGCACTAGCTTTTACAGAGGGAACTTTCACAATCCCATCTGGTAGTTATATTTATGGTGCTAATATTATTGTTCCAGGTGCTGCACTTGTTGTATGTACCGTAGATGGAGACACTACCAATGCAGGTAAAGTAAAGTATGCCGCAGCTTTGGCTGTTGGTGTGATTGGCTTTACTGAAAGTTGGGATGAGACTACCGGAAAGCTAACTGTAAGGGTTGAATAAACTCTTAGGAGGAAATTAAAACAATGGATGAAAAAATCAAGGAGAGTATCGCCTCTTTAATGAAAGATAAAGGCCAAAGAGACGCACTAGCTCAGTTATTTGTAGAATATGTTCAGCCACATCATCTTACAGTTGACTTTGTAAGTATGTTATTGAACTCAAGATCCCTAAAACCAGGTGATGCTCTAGTAAAGAAAGTACGCAAGGGCATCAAGGTTAGAACCCTAGTTCCAGGTTCTGTTCATTTAGCATCAGAGATCACCGTAAGTGAGAGAATGAACTTCGCTCTAGACGGTGCTGATGTCAAAGTAATGGCTAACTATTGGGAACTAGATTCAGGGGAACTTGGAACTATTGCTTCTATACGAAGTGAGATGGAAGCCAAACTACGAGACTACTTTTTGGCAAAGGTTTTCACAGCCCTATCAAGTATTTGGACTGTTGGAAATACCCCAGATAACTTTGTAGCCACTGGTGCTACCATTACCAATACCGTATTAGAGGCCGCTATTGACAGAATCAATGCAACTACTGGTGGTGTAAAAGCCGTAGTAGGAACTAGAGCTGCCATGACCCCAATCACCAAGTTTGGTGCTTTCTGGGCGGATCCTGGTGGAACTGAATACGGGTATGTACCCGAAAGAATCCAGCAAATTATGGCAACAGGTATGTTGGGTAACTACTATGGTGCTCCTCTTCTAACCCTAGAACAGGAATATGACAACCCACAGGATCACAACAAACTGCTACCTGAGAATCTAATTCTCGTTATAGGGCAGAATGTAGGTGAATTTATTACCTATGGGGAAGTTAAGACCAAGCAGTATGATGATATGAAACCAACACCTCCTTACTGGTTCCTAGAACTATACCAACAGTTTGGTATGATTATAGACAACGCAGAAGGAATTTACGTAATACAACTGGGAAGTTAAGGATTGATGGAGGAGGTAGCCCCTCCTCCATTTTCAATGATATAAGGAATTAGAAGGAGAACATATGACAACAAATGAATTTAATATATACTCTGCCATGCAGACCGGAAAACCCTTTAAGACTTATAAGAAGGCTGTCCTGGGTAGAGTGTATGTATCAGCTATAGACCCATTTACTGAGCAACCAACTGGCGTCATGCTTTATGGTGATCCTAAGCGAAGTGATGAGTCTTGTTTTATAGATATGTGGAGTGAGCGGGATGACCTATTTTTTAGAAAAATGAATAAGGTACATTTTGATTCAGGCTACATAATAGAAACTGTAAGAAAAGAAAAGGAAGTTGTTGAAATATCTATAGAACAATATAGTGATGAACAACTAAAGGAAGTAGTAAATCTTAAATTCTTTGCTCTACAAGCAAGACTTAACAAAGTAGTTAATGAGGCAGTTCTATATAGAATGTTAGACCTTGCCAATGAAATGGAAAAGTCAGAGAAGATAATAAGGGCTATAGAAGCCAGACTTACAGAGATAAATGAATTATCATTAACCGGAAAACCAATGGAGAGTGACTAATGGCTAGGACTAAGAACGAAAAGAAAAAGAAATTACCTAAGACTAATAAGACTGATAAGAAACCTCATTATGTTTTAGATGTACACGATTCAATAATTTCCAGTAAAGATTTATTTGGAGAGGGAGAAAAATAAATTATGGGTAAACCCTCTACCAAAGAGCATAGACACCTATATTACATCAAAAACAGAGAGAGAATTTTAAACAAAGTTAAAAAATATAGAAAAGAACATCCAGAAAAGGCCATGAATATTCCTGGATATTGGAGTAAACATTGGGAAGAGGTTAGGGAAAGTTTTTTTAGTATCTACGGGGATGCATGTTCTTGCTGTGGAGAAACAAATCATATATTTTTAGTCCTAGACCATATTATGGGCCCAGAAAGAAAAATAAAGAGTAATAGAAAATCTTATCTTGATGCAATTAAGAATTACGACCCAGAGGAATACAGAACTTTGTGCCATAATTGTAATCAAGCAACAATGGGTGGGAGAGTTTGCCCACACCAATTACAAAAAGAGGAAACAATGGAAAATTTATTTAAAATAAGAGAGGTGAACTATGGGTAAGCTGGCCCCCGATGCCATGATTGATGCTGCTCTTGACTATGTTGCAGCAAGCGACTTAATAACTGTTTGCCAGGACACACCAATAACTTATGCAGATGCAACAGACCACAACGATGCTGGTGGGGATGTACTGGCATCTCATGCGATGACACCTGGTGCTGGTAATGGTGACTATACCAAAGCAGATGATACAAGTGGTCGTAAGTTAACTATGACAGCTCAATCAGCAATATCAATTTTACACTCAGGTACAGCAACTCACGTTGCTCTAACCCTAGCTGCAGGTACAACTCTAAGATATGTAACCACCTGTACTTCACAGGCATTAACTGCTGGTGGTACAGTTGATATTCCAGCTTGGAAAATCAATATAGCTGATCCAACGGCCTAACCGTAACGAGGTAGTAATGACTACCTATACGGTTTACGTTTATAAGCAGACCATAATAGCTGGTGATATATTATACTCACCAGCTTTTTTGGATTCTGTTGAGATGATAAATGGCAACTAAATTCTACTTACTTTCTAGTGGTACATCTTCACAGAACCCTGCCTGGAGTGCTTCGTGGTATAATGCTACGGGGTTTTCTGCGGGTAAGTTTTGCTGCTGTGAAACTAAAGCAAATACTGGGTTAGTTACTAAGACGCTTACTGAAGCTGATGTAACTGACAGGCATTTTGCTGCTGGTATGTGGATAAGTAGACCACTGGCTGCACAGACCATTGCTAGTGGTACTGTGATTACAGGGTCTGTGCAAATAAGTGAAGATAACGCTAAGAATAACCTATCACTACACTGGATTATCAGGCTATTACAGAGTGATGGTACTACATACAGGTCTAACGTAGTAGCTTTTGCTGACGATGCTACTGAGGCATACTCAAGCCTAAGAAGTGTCGCTTTTACAGCTACTCTGGGTGGGAATGTATCGGTAACTGCTGGTGATATGCTTGTTATAGAGTTAGGTGTGGGTGGTGACCCCGCATCTGGTGGTGGTTCTCACAACTCTACCCTACGAATAGGTGAAACCAGTGGTGGTGCAGGCTTAGAATACACGGATGCCGATGCAAGCACTACTGCTATACCCTGGATAAACTTCTCTCAAACACTTGTATATATTTCTGCTGTACCCGCTGATGCTGCTCATGCTCATACTGCTGAAAGTCCTGCACTAACTCAGCACTATGTATTAACAGTAGCCGGAGCCTCTCAATTACAAACAGCAGATACTAAAATATTAGGGTTGAGTCTAACTGTTGCAAATGCAAGCCAGTTACAGACCTCTGATACCCCAACAATAACTTATATACCTGCATCTACGTCTATTACTATAGTTGGAGATGCTCTTGTACATACAACAGATAATACTGTATTAGTTCAACATAATGCTCTGGCAACTCAAGACTCCAGCCAAGCACATACATCTGATACACCAGTCCTAGTTCAACACTATGTACTGGTAGTATCTGACCCACAACAATTACAAACATCTGATGCTCCTATACTTGGTGTTGGTCTTATAGTATCGGATATAAGTCAGTTACAAACCTCCGATACTGTATTTATAGGTATTGATTTACTTATAAGCGATTCAGAACAACTACATACTTCAGATATTATAGGGCTTGGTGTAGGACTGCTTGTAGCAGATACTACACAATTACATTCGGTAGATGCACCCGTTCTAACCGCATATGACCCACATTTTGATTTAGTTGTAGATGACGTAGAGCAATTACATTCAAGTGCTGGTACTGACTTAATTCAGCATAATGTTCTAGAAGTAGGTGTTTGTCTACATGAGCAAACGAGTCAGAATGTAAATATAGGGGGTATTGATGCTAATGCCGAGGACACACAACATCTACAGACCTCGGATAATATTATCCTTGTACAGTACCACGTACTAGAAATAAGTGATTCTACCCAACTACAAATAACAGACGGTCCTTTACTTGGATTAAATATATTTGTATCAGATATTCAGCAACTACATACATCTGATACCTGTGCATTAGTCCAGCATAACCTTTTAGAAGTAGCAGATTCTGCACACACTCTATCTAGTGATACCAGTATACTGGGTCTATCTATAAATATAGATAACTCTGAGCAGTTACACACAGCAGATTTTTGTGATCTAGTCCAACATAATGTTCTTATAGTAAGTGACTGCCTACATGAACAAACAGCACAAAATGTAAATATAGCTGGTATTGACGCTACTGCGGATGATACCCAACATTTACAAACAGTAGATAATGTAGTTCTTGTTCAACACTACGTACTAGAGCTTTCTGATGTAGAGCAACTTCATACAAGTGATGAATTTATTCTTGGACTTAGCCTAGCTATTTCTGATGCCTCACAACTTCAAACAAGTGATAATGTAGAAATCCTTCACCACTACTCTATATTAGTAGGTGATACTTCTCAATTACAAACAAGTGAAGAACCAATACTAACCTTCCATGCGGGAGATGCAACAGTACTGGAGATGGGGGATGGCACTCATCCACACACATCGGATAATGTAGCTTTAATCCAATATAATATACTTGCTGTTTCTGATAGCACACATCTACAGGTAACTGATGGTGTAGCTTTAGTACAGCACCATATCCTAACCGTAGCTGATGTACAGCATATTCTAACCTCCGAAGAGATTATACTAACTGCCTATGCACCTGTTTTGGAAGTAAACTCCTCAACTCACTTGCAGACAGCAGACAACGTAAACCTTGTACCACGCTACATACTAAGTATCTATGATGGTATATTATTACATACTGCAGACAGTCCCGACATAGTTCCGCACGAGCTTAATGCTCTTGTTGTTTCTAATGCCGAACATCTACATAGTGTAGATAATATAGGTTTACTAACCGCCCTCATCATAGCAGCCACAAATCAATTGCATACTGCGGATAACATAGACCTTATGCAGTATAATATACTGGACGTTAATAATGCATACCAGCAATTATTCTCTCCAGCAATAGATATGACCAGGTTCTTTGCAACGGAGCATGAATTAATCATAAATGATGAACTCATTGTTAATGGTAATATAGATTCTGTATACAGTAAGAATACTAATATAAATAGAATTGCTGGAGTAGACGTAAGTACAACCAGAACTACAGGAAGAAATCTTAGAATAAATAAATCTAAGACAAAAACTTATAATAGAGAATAGGAGAAATAATGGAAGATATTGATAAATTTCAGTTGGGAGATACTGGTGTGCTGTTCAGGGTTTGTCTATTAGACGATGGACTTCCAGTAGATTTGCAGGCATGTAATGATAAGCACCTTATATTTAAGAAACCAGATGGCACTACTATGGTGGAGGAAGCTGATTTCTATACAGATGGGGCGGACGGATATATCCAGTATGTAGCTGCGTCTGGTTATTTAGACCAAACGGGTATGTGGAAATTCCAGGGATATGCAGCATTTTCATCCTCTAGTTTCCATACAAACTATGAAAATTTCCTTGTGCTGGATAACTTATAGAGGTATAATATGACAGAATCAGTAGAATATTTAATTCCTACCCTTAGATTAAGGATAGGGGATATAGACAGCTCCAAATATAGATATATGGATGAATGGCTGATGATAGCCCTTGTAGCCTCTGTGCGTAGTCTGGAAAGGTATTGGGGAAGCAAGTATGTTATTACAGAAGGTGGTGTTGTAACTAGAAATGATAGCTATGCCAACTTCGAGTTTGGTGAATCAGAAGGAGTTATACAGAAGAAGGATGAACACATCATAGTAACTAAAGCAGCGTTAATTACACTTGAGGGAAGTTTGGAGAATTCGGCTTGGGCTATAGGCTCATGGAAAGATGCGGAAATTTCCGTATCTAATATAGAAGCCGGAAAACTCAGAACCGAGACACTAAGGAACTTGAGAGCTGAGCTAGATAGCCTAATAAAGTCCCCTATGAAAAGACTAACCAAAGGTTCTAGAGCCACCATACTAGAAGAAGTAACTGGCTTCCAAGTAGTGCCAGAGGACACAGTAAAAATAATAATTATATAAAGGAGAATGAATGATGAGCAAGGATAAAATTAAGGTTTTATGGATAAGTGATTTAGTCGTGCCAACGGGATTTGCCAGGGTATCACACTCTATTTTAGGACATCTTCCCAGAGAAAAATATGAGATAGTGGGACTTGGAGTTAACTATAGAGGAGACCCTCACGAACTCAAGTTTCCCGTATATCCAGCAATATTGGGTGGTGATATATATGGTTTTACTAGGCTTCCAGATGTATTGAAAGCACACTCAATAGATGTTATTTATATTCTAAATGATATATGGATTATACATGAATATCTTAAGAGAATAAAAGAAATCTATAAGGAAGGAACTACAAGACCAAAGATAGTAATATATTTTCCTGTAGATGCCAGACATCATTCACCCCTTTGGTATACAAATTTGGATATTGTAGATAGTGCTAATGTTTACACACAGTTTGGAAAGAAGGTATCTGAGGCAGTTTATGATGGTAAATTTAATATAATACCTCATGGGGTGGACAAACATTTATTTTCTCAGTTGTTCGAGAGACGGTCTCAGGCTAAAGAAGTACTGTATTCTAACACCTCAAATAAGGATATTATTGGAGAGGACGCATTTATATTTCTAAATGCTAACAGGAACCAACCAAGAAAAAGATTGGAACTTACCATGCAAGGTTTCCGTTTATTCGCCGATGGAAAGCCAAATAGTGTTTCCCTGTATATGCATTGTGGTAACACCGATGCCAAGCACATAGAGGTAGCAGAATTGGCTAAAAGACTCGGTATTCAAACCAAGTTAATTATAACAGGAGCAGTAACAGGTATTCAACACGTTTCAGATAACAAACTAAACTTGATCTACAATGCAACCGATGTAGGACTAAACACAGGTCTTGGAGAGGGCTGGGGATTACCTAATATGGAACATGCCCTTACCGGGGCCCCACAACTTGTACCAGACCATAGTGCCTGTGAAGAGATTTATAAAGATTGTGGTATCCTCATCCCCACCCATAGTGATCTAATGTTGGACGGTGGTGCAATGACAATTGGAAGATTAGTAAGTCCTGAAGCAGTGGCAGAAGCTATGGAGAGGATTTATACGGATAAGGATTTGTATAAGGAATTGGCAAAGAAATCCGTAGAGAAATTTTCTTCTAAAGAATATGAATGGGGAACCATAGCAGCCACCTGGGACGGAATTTTTAACTCTGTTCTACAATAGACTACCTGATGGGCAGGGGAGGGACAGGCCAATCCTCCCCACCCAATTATATAAGAGGTAATTAGAAATGGAAATAGTATTCCCAGCAGGTACAGAAGATATAATAGATAGTATGCGAAATGCAATTGGAAGGGATGTTACATTCAATTATATTGAGTCCACCATTCCCTGTTCTGCATGTAGTTTAGACCCTGTAACAAATACATCAGATAATGCGTTCTGTCTCGTTTGTTCTGGGGAATACTGGATAGATACAATATCAGGTTACACGATCATTGCTGTAGTAACTTGGAGTCCTAGCGACAGACCCCAGTGGGAAACAGGTGGTACTATAGCACAGGGGGATTGCCTAATTCAGGTAAAACTTACAGATGAAATAGAGGAAATTTTACTAAAGACTAAAACTGTAGTGGTTGATAGTAGAATAATGGAGATTAAGAAGCCATTGCGAAGAGGCGTACAGACCTTGAATCGCATATTACTATCTTTAATAGAAAAAGAAAGATAGAAGGAGAAATAATGAGTGGTACAAATGTTATACAAGAGGTTGATATTCTGGATATATTAAGGAACATAGGTCGCCGCAAGAAAAAACTGCAAGCCATATTATTACAGGAGCTGGAAACAATAATTAATAAAGAATCTCCAGAATATGGGAAGATGCGTAAGGTTATTATGGATGAAACCAGTGAGTATGCCAGATCTGTAGTAAGAAGTATATTTGGTGATGTAGAGGTATTAGAGTAGTGCCAGAGGGAGTCCAGGATGAACTAATTGCCTTTTCTAAAAGAGCAAAGATTCTTTATGAAGAGATGGCAGCAAAAGCAGCCGCAGAAAAGGCAGCAGCAATGGCAAAGAAAGCTGGTGCTGTTGCCATTATGGACATAGACACCACCAAGAAAATAAAGGTACTGTCAAATGCAGAGATAGATAAAGAAATAGCCCATCTGGAAACACTACTAAAGAAAGACCAAGAGTTGTATATTGAGGTAGATAAGGTTGTACAATATCTAAAAAGCCAATTACAGGGGGAAGGATCTATTGGGAACACTGTAATAGCGGGTATGTTGGAAAAAAACACCCCCACTTTTATATTACTAAAGCATATGTCCAGGGCTCTACAGGTAAATAGAGAATTTAATACTGGTCTCTTTGCCAAGGGTCTATATGCTGCTGCAGCCAACCCAAAAACATTCTCTATTACGAGACTATCAAATAATGCTCTTTCTACCAAAATAAATTTGAATGAGACAGCAGGAAGTATCAGTGATTGGGGAGCAGCTATCTGGAAGATAAGATCAGAACTGATAAACAGAAAATATAATGAAAGTGGACCTGGCAGACCTTTTACCGTTACCTCCGCAGAGGTAGCCAGCTCTTTCTGGGAGAACATGTACTATAAACCAGCAAGAGAAGGAGGAAAAGCAACCAGGAGAAAGTTCAATAGAAAGACCAAGACATATGAAGATAGGGATGTTAAGGCAGAGGTGATAGCGGATTATTGGAATACAATGACCAAGAGATTAACTGCATCTGGAAAGCCAGCTCCTTATTGGGAGATACTTGATAAAGGAATTGTAGGTCTTAAAGGAATTGAAGGTGGGGGTGGTAAAGCCTATCCAGTACCTACACCCACACACTTTGTTCAGGCTACCATAGATGAACTGGCTAGTATATATAAAAAGGAAAGGAAAGTTAAGACAAATCTTTTTGATAAGGATTTACAAAAAACACAGAAACTGGCAACACAACTTCAAGCAGATATAATCCTTATAAATAATGAAATAGATAGGCTAAGAAAGATAAGGGCGTCTGCGGCTATTCCTTCGGGTACTTCTCCAGGGCAAGTATTTCATTCCAGAGTTCTAGCTTTGGGCAGACCGGTTGATGAGGCTAAGGTATTGGCTATAATGACATCACTAAATGCCAGACAATTAGGAGAAATATATGTTACCGCTGAGTGTAGAGTGGAGATTACAGCCAAAGGCGGACCTAGAGCAAGGATTCGTATATCAAGTATAATTAGAGATTTTGGGTTATAATTCGTATGATACTTAAGGAGGACTTCGGATGTATTTAGATGTTCCTGGAATTTACCAGATAAAGGAAGGTGTGCCATCTATCTAGAACGAAAGGAAGATCTAGCAATTTACTATTGGCTAGTTGATTTATTTTCATCTACACAAGGAATTAATGTTGTAGATGGTTTTCCAGATGACCCCCTTAAGCTTCCCACAATATCCGTAGAATGGGATGATACCGAGGCAGTGGATTTTCAGCTCGGTGACAGGTCAGGAAAAAGACTAAGAACCTGGTTCATAGATGTATTTGCAAAGAACAAAACAACGAGGGATGAATTTGCATATAAGATACACAACGAACTTAGGAACGGAATTACAGTATATGATGTTGTTAATGGTGTTCCAACGCAAGATAAAATAGGACACCTTGACATTTTACAGAGACGAATAAAAGTTGTTAGAGTGGACCCAGAACTTGTAAGTACCTTATATTATCGGGCTTCCATTTCCATTTTAGCAGAGAACACAATACTTCAAGACGATGAAGTATAGCTTATTAAACTATTCACTACAGATTACAAAGTTTGTCTGTAATGACATTGGAGGATGAACAAAAATGGCAAAACGCTTAGCAGTTCCATCAAAGGAAACCCAACTACACATAGTTGGAGCCAGAGATGTATTTAAAGCATCAAGAGTACAGAGATTAAGTCTCGGTACTGACATCCCCTCTACTACAGTGGATGAATTAGGAAACTCACTGCATGTGGGAGATGTAAAAGACACTCCTAATGTGACTCTATCATTCTCCGCTTTTGACACCAGCATTAAGATTTTTTCAGCAATGACTGGTACAAACCCAGCAGCATTTCCTGTTTCTGGTGTTGATATAGTAGAGTTGGGAGAATTAGACGCAATCCTATTCACAAAGGATGCAACACTTTCTGACTATGTAAAGTCAGGTCATGCAAGAAAGTTGCAGATTAGAGATTTCTCATTTAGTTATACAGTAGATGGAGAAGCAACCGAAGATTATACCGCAATTGGTTCAGAAAGAAGATGGTTGAAGAATGATGTTATAGTAGATAAATTTGTAACCAGCAATAACACCTTCACCCTAACTCAAACACCATTGCAATTAAAGAATGGAAACAAATTACTATCTGTTATCCTGGATGGGGAATATCTAACAGAGGTTTCCGCCACCCCAGGTACAGGTGAGTATAGTGTAGCAAGTAAAACATTGACAACCGGAGATACCAGAACAGCACAGGTACTTGCAGTTTATCACGCAATACCTGCAGGATCTAACTGGTCAGACATAGCAGACGACACCATTCCAGCAGCTATCAAAGGTAAGGATGTTGGTATCCAAATACTAGCTAATGATATTCCAAGAGTTCAGTCAGTGACCCTAAACGGTAACTTGAACTCACAACCAGTAAAGGAATTGGGAAATAGAAACATATCAGGCTACCAAAGACAGATACCTACCATTGATGGTACTATCACAGTACTTGACACAGATACAGAGCTAATCAGTTTATTGACTGTAGGAACTCTAAGTGGTGTTGATGTTGAGTGGCAACCTGGAGAGGGTTGTGCTACTGAGGAAATATCATTGAAAGTAGAACTGATGGATCCTTGTGATACCACCGCACCTTATACCGTTCTAAAGACTATCTATCTACCATCTATTACCATCGTTGGGGATTCATATACACAGAATGTAAATAATAATGCACAGCAAGTTTTTAACTTCAAGAGTGCTGATGCACAGTGTATCGTACATTCAGGTGCAATGGTCTAGATCAAAAGCGAGAATAATTAAATATTTACCCTCTTGGGTAGAGCCATAAAGGAGAATTAAAAGGGGCTATAGCTAGAATAAAATCTGTTATAGCCCCTGTTGTTTTATAGGATTATAGGAGAGACGACATGCCAATTGTAGAGCATAATGATGTAGATTTATCTAAACTTTTTCTGTGGAGTAAAGAAACCACAATAAAAGGTGCAAAGGACAAAGAAATTAAAGTATATCTTCGTCTTTTAGGAGATGCGGATATAAACAGGGCTAGAGTAATGGCACTTAGAAAGAGTGCGGAATTACGCAAAGCTATGAGAGATACCGAGTCTGATGAGAGACTGGCCTTTGTACCAGAACTTGTAGAAATAGAGGAGGGTATGCTGACAGAATATATCATACTCTATACTATGCGAGACCTTACCAAGAAGGCCATGCAAGATGTAGTAATACCTAAGCCTAAAGATCCTGGTTCAGATGCAACCACCGAAAGACTGGAGAAATACCAGCAAGAGGTAGACGATTATCCCAAGACCAGGGAAAAAGCCATAGGAGATCTTCTAAAGAAGCTTATTGATGCCAGAAGAATAGAACTAAATCTTAAGCCAGTAGAAGAACTTTATAATATGTACATAAATGTTCTAATCAATGAATTATGTGAGCAGGAACTGATGGACAGATTCAAAGACTATTGTTTGCTATTTGGGACATACTCCGATAAGAAACTAACCACTAGATTATTCAGTTCTTTTGAAGAGGTAGATAACCTACCTAGAGACGTTAAGATACACCTGAAAGAAGAGTATGAATTATTGGATGTAGAAACAGAGTCTTTAAAAAAATAGCTGGGAGCAACGCCATGTCAGCTATTTGGAGTGTGTCGAAGGCGTTGCAAATCCCACTAGATAAGAAGCTGACCAAGTTGGATGAAGTACCTTATACCATAGGATATGTTATAAGGAAAAGACAGCAAATAGATAATCTTAATACTTTGCCAAAGGAGAAGAGACCACCAGATGATATGATCTGGGATGGTACTTCAGAAGATATAGATGAGTGGTTGAATAAAGTATTTGATATAAAAGAAGGGAATAAGGACCAAACAATAATAATTACAGATATTGAGGAATAACCAATGCCTATAGACAGAATAGCACAATTTAACCAAACCATAAGAACATCTTCCACCGAGTTAGCAGATCTTAACCGAGTGTTGTATCAATCCGGTCTTGCTATGCGAAACCTGGATGTACAAACTGCTCAGGCACTCAGGAGTCTACAGGCACTACAAAACCTCCAAAGAACTGCTCCTCCTGGAGCAAGGTATGATCCAGCAATTGCTAGGGTAGATACAGCCCTTACTAATGCAACAAATAGAGGAGCACCTCAGTATAGAATAGATCAACTGAACCAGCAAAGAGATAGTCTTTTAGCAAAACAACAGGCATTAAATGATGCTCTTGCCAATCAAATAACCGCCATATCCTCTCCAACAGGTACTGTTGCCCAATTGGTGTCTCAAAGAGAGAAAATAAGAACTCTTAGACCTGATACAGCAATAACTACTGCAGCCAGAAATGTTAGGGACAGGCAAGCATCTATAACCGCCCTGCAAGGAAACTATGTAACTGCATTGAACACCCAGCAGCCACAGGTAGTTGTATCAGCTCTTGAAAGAATGATAGATGCTGAAACTACGGCTATGGAAGCTGAAATTAAAGTTCTTCAGCAGTGGGACAGTTATAGAAGGGGGGTTATAGCAAATGCAGGAAATGCTCCGGTTGGATCTAACAACCTAGTAGGATCTCTCACCGGATCCTTAAATCAACCCAACCTTAGTGGGGATCAGCAGACCCTTTGGGATAGGGCTGGTATGAAAAAGGTTGAGTATGATAAAATGCTGGAATCAGCCTATGCTCAGAACGATATGGTAACTCAATTAAAGACCGGAAGATACTCTACGGCTACAAAGGAGTTTAGTGCTAGGGGATTTGGAGTAGGGGATATTAAGTCAATAAAAGCATCTGGTTTGGAAGGAATAGAAAAACTAACCGGAGCATATAAAGACCCCCTTACCCAAATAAATCATTCGTTGGATTTATTTGTAGATAAGACTGGTAGAGTTCTTCCTACAGTAACCCGACAGTTCAGTACCTTTGCCTCATCTATAGGCAGAGACTTTAGAGAGTTAGCTAAGTGGACTATAGCTATTGGTTTGATCTATGGTCCTATGAGAAAGATGCAGGAAATGGTGACCTTAATGATAGCAAATGAGGTCAAGCTTGCAGACGCATCTATAGCCGTGTCAGACTCTACCCTAAAAATGGGGGAGATATTTGATATAGCTAATGAAGCTGCTAATGCTATGGGAGAAAATGTAGGAGATGTTATAGTAAACTTCAAAGAAGCATATCAAGCAACTGGTGGTCTTGCTAAACCTATGGAAAGAATAGCACAGGCAACGCAGTTGATGAATGATGCACTTTTGTTATCTAAATTATCATCACTAAATGCTACACAATCTATTGATGTTCTATCATCAGCTTTGAGACAGTCTGGATTACATTTGGATGAGGCCAACAAGAAAACAGGAAATGGTGCTTCTATTCTTGATAAGTGGGTAAAGGTAACTAAAGTTGCTAACGTAAGTTTAGATACTCTTGCTACTGGCTTCTCCGTATTGGGGGAAGCAGCAGATGCCGCTGGATTAACAGAGGATGAATTAAATGCTGTTCTAGCAGTTACTGCTGAAACAATGGGTGTAACTGGTAAAGAAGCTGCAAATATGGCCAGGTCATTTGTAGCTGGTTTTCAATCAGATAAGGCAGTAAAGGCACTAGAAGATGTTGGTATAGCCACAAAAACCACCACAGGAGACATGAGAAATCTTCTTGCTATACAAGAGGATCTATATCAAGCCAAATTAAATCAAACCATCTCCCCAGAAACATACTCTAAATTAACTTTAGCTATTGGTGGTGGTACTAGACGACAAGCACCTCTAGCAGGTTTTATAGAGTCTCAGCCACGTATACAAGAGATAGTAGCAGCTCAAGCGGATGCAGAGGGAGCAGCAACAGCAGCTCTTGCTAAACAATTAGATACTGTACAAACATCCCTAACCAGACTACAGAACGCCTTTCAATCCTTAGCTCAAAGTTTAGGGGATGAGGGAGGACTTCTTAATGTATTTAAGTTAGTGGTGGATATACTCTCTTCTATAACAACACTAGCAGATAAAGCCTTTGCTACTATGGGAAAGACAGGACCAGTTCTGATGATGGCCTTAGCCGCAGGAGCATTATTAAAACGCCAAGGTCCTCTAGCTTTGGAAAACTTTGCTATGACCGCTTCAACAAATGTAGCTAAATTAGCTAGAGATACAAATGCACTTGGAGTAAGTCCTACAGGAAACTTTGTTAGAAATGTTATAATGGGACAACAAACTGTTCCAGCAAAACCACAATCAGGTATGTTATTCGCCCCCGGAATTGGTAAGTTAACAGACCAAGTCAAGGCAGCACCATTTTCTGTGGAGAGGGTGGGGGGAACTGCATTAGCCGCTGGATTGGCTGCCATAGGTCCCGTAATTCAAAACTTATCCGCTTATAATAAAGGAGAAAGTGAGTTTGGTAGATCAAAAGCTGCTGCAAATGCAACCGGAGCTTTAATTGGGGCAGCTATTGCAAGTACATTTGGACCTATGGGAAGTTTCATAGGTGCATCTATAGGGCAAGCAATAGCAGAGTCATTTGTAAACACAGCTACAAGTAATCTTTCTGCCTTTAAAACAAGTGGTATGGGAGTTATAGGAGATCTAAGTACAAAACCTCCTGTTTATGGGGAAACCGTTCAATCAAGGTTGGGAGGAGCAGGAAGTGGACCTTGGGGGGGAGTAAATCAATTTATGGCCAGTACATTTGCCTGGTTAACAAATGCATCTAATACCTTTAATGCAAAATATGGTAAAAAAGAGGTGAAGGGTGGAGAATTTACTGGCTACAAACCAGAAGAAATGCCATACTACACCACAGAAAATCTACTCTATCATCTACTACCTGAAAATAAAAAGAAAGAATTTGATACATGGAAAGCAGAGCAAATTTCTGAGGGTAAACTCCCAGCAGAACCAAGAAAAAGACCTGTAGAACTAGATATAAAAGAGCAGCAGGATCTGCATGGTAGCTATATAGATACCCAAAGAAAAATGAGAGAACAAGAATTCCTGGATAAAATGATACAGGGGAAGATGACCCCTACAGCTTATCTCGGAAAGATGGACACTTTAGGTACGTTTGAAGAAAGATCTACTAAATATTTTGCTACTTTTGGGCAGCAATTTATAGATGTAAGTAAAGACATAAATACTGCCGAAGAAGCTTATTCAGCTTTTTTGGATATATTTTCTTATGGGAATGAGGAACAATTATCTAACATAACCGCTATGTCCACTGAGGTTGCAGATCTTACTAATAAAATACAGGCCCTTAACGAAACGGGAGGATCAGCAGCCCTAGCTCAGATACCAGGTCTTGAAACAAAGAAAGAAGATTTACAAAAAATATTAGCTGGAGCAATAACTCAAATGTATAATACAGTACAATTTGAGAAGTTCCCTATCCCAACTATGGTGAACGAGTCTCAACCAATACAAATGAATAAACCAGTACTAGCATCTATGATAAAAGAAGCGGAAGCTGGCATGATAAATTATTATACATCTCCAAAATTAGGGGAAGCACAGAGAACTCCAGCACAAGTAGATGAAATAAGAAAACAAATGGAGGACTTTGGTGTAGTAATAGAAGAGGGTGGTAAACTGGTATACTATACATTTACTGAGCTGGTAAAAACCCTGGGACTATCTATGGATAAAATAAGTCCTGAAATGTTTGAGAAATTCTTGAAGGAGTATATAGCCTCTGGTAAGATAGAGATAAAAGCAGAGGTACAAAAAGTAGGGTTTGAATCTTATGATATAACTCAGGCCAAGTTCGACCAGGCCATGACCGGATATGATGCCCTAAGACAAAAACTAACCGTAGGGCCCGATGGTAAACCAACTGGCTATGTATCTGAGGAATCTCCTCTTGTACAAATGTTCAAAGATGGGGTAGTTAGAACTAACTCTAAAGATTGGTCTATAGTAGCAGTTCTTCTCCAAAGGATGTTGGACATAGACCAGAAACAGTTGGATGGTATGTATAATATACCAGATGGGGCTAGTTTCTGGATACCATACAACGAAGAACTTATCAGGATGTTACAGGCCGGATTCAATGGTACTGGGGACGGTTCTGATGTAGTAGGAGCAATAGATAATTCTGCAGATAGAATAGTTTCTGCAATAGAGGGGTTATCCCCCGAAGCCATTGCAAATTATGATAAGATGCAGATAGAAAAACTAAAGCAGCAGGGTTATGGTCAACTTCCAGAAGGATTTAGAATTCCTACAATAACCCCAGCACTAACCCCATATTCTGTTAGAGAAAGAGAGAGGGAGGGAATTGGGGGTCATGGTGCGGGTCTATATTATCCAAATGAGTTATTAAATCAACCAAAGGATATTTATAAAGTAGATAAATATGGTATTCCAATAGAAACTCCTAACCAGAATTATGGACAGAAACCAATAACCCCAACACTAACCCCATTAGATCTTATAAATAGATTAATATCAGCTATAGAAAGAGCTTCTGGAGGAAGAGGTTTTGGAAGTAAGCCCACCCCATTTGAGGAGGCTTCCCACGATTACAGAGATAGGGAGAAATTCCCAAGTGGGACAGGACCCATACCAGGATATGGAACAGGAATATTTGGTGTTGGTAACGGTGCTGGTATGGGAGCCGGATTATTAAATTTATTTGGTAGTGTACTTGGTGGTATGAAACAAGAAAGTCCTCAACAAACCAAAATAGATATAAGAATGGATTCTAAAGTTCAATTAATTGTAGATGGTAGAACCCTTGCTAATGTGGTAAGAGTTTATTTACTAAACGATCTATTGAAGGCACAGGCCGGTTTTGGTACTGGTACAAAGAACGTAGTTATAACAGCAACATAGGAGATGTAATATGTCTTGGACCCTGGGTAATATAAGAATTTTTGTTGTAGAATCTGGAGAAGAAGGAAGTCAAATAATAGCCAGACTTCAACCCCTTTCTGGTGGGACCATCAATCAGGTGTTTGGTTATGAATCCCCCACCAGAAGATTAAATTGTTATGTAGTGGGGGATAGTGACATGAACGATATTCTAGGAATGACTACCTCTGGAACAACCTATGAATTAGTATCTCCAGAAGGAAGTCTGGGAAATTTTTTGGTACAAAAGGTAAATATGCCCAGACAAAAGGTAATAGACCAGTCACTGAGACCAGATCTAGCCTGTGATTCTCCAGTTTATTTGGGAGAAATCTCTCTATTAGAGGATTAAATATTGAAAACTATTTATATGGCGGCTTCAAATACCTCTAATATAACCTCTATTAACGTAGTGGGTGGTCATGGTATGCAGACGGCTACTGCTACTATAGATGCACGTAATACCGATCTTGATATAGGAGATACTGTATCTGTTAATATAGGTTATGATGATGATCATGGAACTGTCTTTACAGGGTATGTAAAGTCTATAAATAAGTCAGAGGCCAGTATGAAATATACTATCAACGCTATAGATACATTGGTAAGAGCTATGGATTATTTTATAGTTTCCTCAGATCCGGATACCCCATTTACAAGAAGTAACATAACCGCAGAAAATCTAATTAGAGATGTTCTGGCTTTATCCGGTATAACCAACTATGATGGACACTCATCAAACTTTACTCTGGCGGTACAAAAACCAGTTGAAATAAATCTTACCTCTGCTTATGATTATTGTAAGTTCATAGCAGATCTTCTTGCCTGGCATTTATACGCAGATCTGGGCGGGGTAGTACACTTTGAGGATAGAAAACCATATATAACTGGTGGAGATACATCCACTCAAACCATACAACTAACCCAGATATTAAATTTAGATTATTCAGAGGATGCAAATAATCTTAGAAATAGGGTGGTTCTGTATGGTGCAGAGGGAATTACTGCAGAAGCAAGTGCGGCGTCTCCCTACCTACCAAGTGGTTTCTATAAATCCTGTGTGGTATCTGCACCCATTATAGATTCACAATCTTATGCAGATCAATGTGTAGCATATAACCTGGCACTATATAATAGACTAACCAAAGCAGTTAACACAACTATTTTAGGAGATCACTCAATAATACCAAGAACAGGGCTTACACTCGATATTGGTGTATCAAAGGTAGACGATCTATGGTATGTATATGGGGTTTCTCATACCGCTAATGAATCTGGATATATGACGGAATTAGAATTAAGGAATTAGAATGAGCTTAGCAGATAGGTATGGAATTTCATTATATCGTGGTGGAACTAATATAACCAACCACACTATATCCTATACATGGAGTAAAAAGGTATGTACTGGTATAGGAACCATGACCTTAATTATAGAAAACTCCATTATAGACACCATAAATATATCGGATAGTATTGAAATATTTGAAAACTCTGCTCTTGTATTTACTGGGTATGTGTCCAAGACAACAGACAACTATCAGGGTACTTCAACCATAGAGTGCCAGGACAAGTCTAAAAATCTCGTAGATTATTTTATCACGGAAACCTATCTGATAGACTATGCTTCCTTTTCCAGAACCTGGATAGAGAAGTTCCTTACTGATGCACAAGTTTCTTATCAGTTTCTAACCGAAGAAAACGGCTCGCTATTGTCTAATAATACCAGTCTAGGGCTTACATCTGCATATGACCAGATAATGAGTTTACTCCAACAGAATGGTTGGTACATAGAATTTACCCCAGGAGGAGGAGCACTTATAGGTAAACTAACATCCAGTGTATCAAATGGAGTAAGCATAAACAAATCAAGAATACTTCAGATAGAAGTAATAAAAGATGATAAAATGCTTAGAAATAGAGGTGTAGTGTGGGGAAATGCCAACCCAAATACTGGTTTACAGGTATATGCAGATGTATATAGACCTACCCCCTGGGATATAGATTCTAATGATAAAAGAGCATTTGTAGTAGCCAACTCTAATATACCCAATAGCTATACAGCCAATCAGATAGCCAATGCAGGATTAGATACCTTTGCCAAGATAACAGAGGAAAAACACATAGTAGTTGAATCTCTACTGGGTGTGGGCTTCAGTACAAGAATATATGTAGATAGTGATGTATTCAATGGTTCAGGAATAGTCACTACTTACGGAACTTCCTGTGATAGTAATGGACTAAAGACAAATATTATTCTTGATGAGAGATGCCCTAGATTATTTGGTAGTTTTTATGACTTTGGAGATTTTGTTTATGTGGGTACAGATGGTTCTGGTGTATGGAGAAAACAACTGGAATCCGGTATTTGGTATAACTTTTCTGGAGAAATAAATGATCTACACATCTCAGATCTTTATAAAAATAAGGATCTGATTTCCTGTGTAACAGCTTCTGGAGAAGCATATAGAACATATGGCGGGTATTCTTCCTGGATACCTATAGAAATTCCCCCACTAACAATAAACGAAAATGACATTGAAGCCTCTGGGATGTTAGCATTAAATCTAGTATCTTCTGGATTAATGACCAGAGCGTGTATAATGGATAAAACATCAAATGATATTAGGCTACTTGTAGATAATAGAGAAGGAGCTAATTATCCTGTTGGAAGCGGGATAAATATTAGTAGTATGCTGGCGGCAACTTCTGGGGTGGGGTCCAGGGCCTGGGTATTGGACTACTCATCTAATGGAGTATTGATAGAGCAGTATCCTATACATATTTCTGGTGATTATGATTCCTTTATATTTGCGGGAGGAGATATAGAAAATGATGGGAGTAATGATTTTGTATCTGTACTTATGGCAGAAAAGGCCTTTCATAGAACCCCACAAGGAAGGTTTGATCTTGGGTATGCTTCTGGGCATCCTGGAGGAGTCACAACAGTAAAATCCAGTATATCAGATACCTTTGAATATCCAACCCAATATGCTAATGAATATTTTACATCATATCAGGACTATACCTTTTTAAATTATTCTCTATCAGTATTTGCTACAGAAAATGAATATCAAGTTAACTATTCATGGTTAGGCAACAGTAAGACCAATTGCACCATAAATAAACTAATAAACTCTAATACTTGGAATGGAAGATCACACGCATTTTCTGGTACATATGCTGTTATTGGGTCTTTTACAAATGGGGACGTAACCAGGTTCTTTTCTAACAGTGCCAACCACACCTATTTTGAGCATACCTACTCAACTAATTCCTGGTCACACGCAGATCTAGGGACAACAAACTATTGTTCAGCCACCGTAAAAATAAACAATAAAATATATTTTTCCAGATATGAAAATATAACAAATGATGATGGCCCTCCCTGGTTCTACATTGGTTTTAATTATTGGGTATATGAACTGGATATGGAAACCAGTTCTTTATCTGAATATAGTAGTGGTGGTATTGAGGGAAGTTTAGCACATAGAAGTGTTATTTGTGATCTGGTTATAGCACAAGTTAATAATAGTTTAAAAATAATATGTCCCTATGTACAATTAGATCTTGTTAATGGCAATGATTCTTATGTATACCTTAATGACTTTATAACTGGGGATGGGGAATATCTAGGCATTTGGGAAGACGCTCAGTGGTATTATTCAGGGTCTTATGGAGATGTGGATGTAATATCCCCAGTAAATAATGCTAATTTCTATGGGGTAGGATCACTAAATACATCACCAACTAATTACTTTTCTATAGATAGTGGAGGTATAGGACCAGTATCAGAAACATATACAGAATTTCCAATACTGGACTCACACTTTACCAACAGTGATGTATATTCATCTGGAATAAAAAAAGGGACAAATGATTTATATATAACAGATAGTGTAGGAAACCCACTAATAAAAGTGGATTTTGGTGCAGAGTATACTCCTCGCAGTATGTCAGGTGTCTTAGACTACCTAGATGGTAGTTTTTATGTCTTAGCTAATAAAGGATCAGAAACTTGGCTAATAAAAACCCCCAATGGAACGGACATTACAAATAAAATAAAACTAAGTAATTCAACTGTACCTGACGTAGATGCAGTGGTGGATCTATATGGACCATATATAGTGATAACAGACCCAGAAAATAATTCTGTTTTTTCAATCTTTGCGATAAATGATTCCACAGTAGACGAAATATATATTACGTATGCAAAAGTCTTAAGAAGAGTTAATGATATTTATAATGAGATAATAAGTAGTAGAGCCGGAACCTATTATAAATTGGAAATATCCCAAAATAATCCAGTATTAATATATTCATCTCATGTATCCTCCAATATAGCATCATTAAAAATGTATATATCAGGTCCAGATATATTTATAACCACGTTAACTACCCCAAATATACATGCTTTACATGATGTACGCTACACCTGTACACAGGATGATTATCTAGCTGAAACAGAAGTTAGTTTATTTTATGCTTCTTCTGGAATGATGATAAGATCTGACATATCTAGTATTTATGTATCTGGATATGATACAAATTTTCTGGATACCTATGATGAATATTTAATAATGTCTGGGATTAAATTTTTAGAAACAACTAACTATAAATATCCATATCAATATATATTTGCAGCTACAAGTGGAATGTATCCTACCTTTATGCAGCAAAACAACACAGAACTTGGTTTTATTGACTATAGTTCTGGTTTGCCAGAAAGTTCTATAACTATAATTAGAATAGATGACTCCATATAGAGAACCCCAATGATACATTTATTAGGAAAAAGATTTGGAAGGCTTTTAGTTATAAATCAAACTACTAGAAGAGGCAAAAACGGTGGTATTTGGTGGCTATGTAAATGTGATTGTGGAGATGAAAAGGAGGTGGATATGACAAATCTTATTAATGGACATGTTAAAAGTTGTGGATGCTTACAAAAGGAATCAAGATACAGGGAAGATACTGGCTTAAGATATGTTATAAGTGTCTATAAAAGAAATGCAAAAACTAGAAATCTTATTTGGAAACTCACCCAAGAACAGGTTGAAAGTATAACTAAAAAGAATTGTTTTTATTGTGGTAGACCACCAGAAAGAGAATCCCTATGTTCATCTATAAAGTATATTTATAATGGGATAGACAGAGTAGATAGTTCTGTTGGGTACACAGAGAATAACTGTGTTTCCTGCTGTTGGAGTTGTAATGCAAGAAAAAGTAACTTTTCAGCAGAAAATATGAAGAAGTCCCTTGAATTTCTTGGGTATAAAATAATAAGAATAGATGATGAGATGTAATTATGCCCTTAAATGATTTTTCCTATACTATAATAGAATTTATAAACAATGCAGTTAAATCTGCATCTATGAAACCTCTTAATCTAGGAGGTATAAATTATTCTGGTGGTGGTTATGGAGGTCCTCCTGGTGGGTTTGTTGGAGTTTTACCACAAACCAGGGTAGCCTATGACTATAGTGAACTTTCTTACAGTGGAATACCAAGTTCCGGGGTATCCCTACTTGACAATCTTAATCACATACGATATAGGATAGAGGAAGAAGCAATACAATATCCAGATGGTATTACAATTGTAGGTACTGGCACTTTTGATGACCCCTTTACAGCAACCGCATCTAATATAAGAACATATACTTGGGTAATTGGAGATCCGGAAATTGGTGGAATACCAGGACCAAGGATAGCAGAAATTCACGAAATAACTAGAATAGATAGTTATATAACCGCATCAGCCTCGGTTACATATAACATCGAAGAAAGAAGTATTATAGGAACTACTGGAACAGACATATTAACAAGTGACCTTATAACTACTGTAAGTGGTGAGTACTCAGAATCCTTCTCTAATCCAATACTGGCAAACGGATCTTGGTTATGGTTGGACATATCTGATATTTCTGGAAATCCAGGAGAACTTGTTGTAACTCTTGTATGTGAGGTTTAATATGTTCAATTTAAATGAAACAGAATTCAAGATTCATTTACATAACAAATTATGTGCTGTTGTAGATATATTGATAGCCTACTACAACCCATGTAATATTGGTGCTAATGGTACGTGTAAGACAGGAATTATAACCTGCTGCCACAACACTAATTATGAATCTGTAGATGGAGGGTGTATATTTCTATCTGATCTAGGATGTACCGTTAGAAATCTTGAATGTAAGGTGTGGTTCTGTAATGAAATATTAGACAAGCTACCAAGAAAATTAAAGTTGTCTCTAAAGGCTATAGAGATATTGGACAGATTGTTTATGCTGTCTAGTTATCCCCCAGAACACCTGACACATGAAAACTCCGAATATCAGATTCAGGATACGTTGAGATATTTTGATGAAGAATAGTAAAGTTGTTATCGCTAGAATACTGGAAGACTTAACACTATTGAGTCATAGTGTTCTGTCTACGTTTATAAACGAAGATCATTTACTCAAGTATAAGCCGATCCATCTGTGTGAGTGGTATGGACGGCTTGGCTTGGATACCCCAAAGTATTTCATTGGAAAAACAGTAGTACCAACCCTAACAACAAGTGCTTGTACCAGTGTTTTATATACATCCGCAACCGGAAATGGTAATATCACTGCTACCGGTGGTGCTAATCCTACAATACGTGGATTTTGCTATATGGTTGGAACAAGTGGAGATCCAACTACCTCTAATTCAACAAAGTCTGAAAGTGGTTCTTTTGGCACTGGATCATACTCATTGTCAATTACTGGATTAGTCTACAATACTGGATATAGAGTCAGAGCATACGCCACAAATTCTGCCGGTACTGGTTATGGTACAACTGTTCAACTTACTACTATAAACGTACCTAGTATAGTCCTGGGGACCCCAACAGAGGGAAGTACTGAGGATACAACACCAGTTCTTTATTTTACTGGTACTGCTCTGTCAGGAGAAGAAATTGAATATGAAGTTCAGATAGACACGGTAGATACCTTTAATTCACAAACAGCAATAAACAGGTATCTGAAATATCTCAATGTTAGCACCTATAAATATAACTCGCCTACTGGGTATTTGTATGCTATTGTAAGAAGCGGTTCTAATTCAGGAACTATTGTAGGTACAAGTGAAAATAGATTAATGTCTGAGTTTATTACTACTCCAGGACAATTTGAAATATTTACATTTACTACTCCCATAGAACTATCAATAGGAACTAATTATTTTATTCAACTTCTACGAACAGCCAATTATGACGCCACTAACAGATGCGATATTAATTTAAGTAATGGGAATTACGCAAGTGGGGATTGTTATGAATATAATACGAGCTGGACTGTATATACTGGGGTAGATATTATATTTCAACTTCTTGATTCCGATTTCACGGTATTTTTAGACTGTAATTATAGTAAAGCTGGGTCTGAACCTTTATGTGGAGAACCAAGTGGTACATATGCCAGGGTAGGACAATCTTTTGCAGCACCTAGCGTTGCAGCATCGCTTAAAGATAAGTTTTCAGCCAAACCAGATACCGGATTTTACCATGATGGAAGTGACACACACCCATTTACTTCTGGTCACGAAATAACTTTTACAATTCAGGTTGGGGACGAATTACCATCAAACGATACTTATTATTGGAGAGTCAGAGCCAGAGACGCTACCTATGGATTATGGGGAAGTTGGAGTTCTGCAAAATCTTTTGTAGTACCGGCAGTACTGGTTGTTGCTAACACATCACATTTACAAAGTTCAGACAATGTTACTTTAACTCCACATACAGGTGGTACAGAGCTAGTTGTTCAGAATTCATCCCACGCACACACTTCGGAATCCCCAACTCTTGTATATGTAGCCATATTAGTAGTTAATAACGCCTCTCATGCACATGCAGCGGGTAATATAACACTAACATTAATAATTACTGCGTCTGCAATAACTGCCGATGGTCATAATTTTTATAACGATACTACCCCAACACTTGAATTTGTGGGCTTTGATCCAGGAGCAAGGAGTTTAGAATATGAAGTAAAAATAAATCAAAAATGGGAGATTAATACTCCATACGCTACCTCGTATGGCTGGGCCTTTAACTCAACTTCTGGAGGTCACATATTTACTCATGTATCTGCCGGTACGCGCAGATTGTGGCACTTTAATGGGAGTTCTTGGGTAGAGGAGAGACCAATAAACGATGCAAGCTATTATTGGGGACCCCTAGATATAGCAAATGGAAAAATGCTTGCAATGAGGTGGATTGATACAACTA